CGTATCGGGGCGGTGGGGGTTAATTTCTAGTCTCTCCTGCGGGGGATTGCACCGTAGGAAGCGACGCGACCGCAAAGTGTAGTGTGGCGGTCACGACCTTAAGACTTACCAACAAAGTCGCATCTTATTTATCAAATTTAAGAAAGGAAAAGTCGTTCTCGATGCGCGGGACGCATATTACATTATTATGACTAATAATCAACAAAAACAATTAATTATCTCTTTAATCGGAGAGGAAAATGCTGCAAGGCTAAATGCAGAGGAGATTTCACAACTATGCGAGTATTCTCCAGCACAAATCATCAGTAAGGCTACTAAGCTAATTGCTAAGAAAGATTCTGATGAGGCCGCAGCTAAGCAAAGAGCATTAAAGGATCAATCAAAGAAGGCTCAACAAGACTTACTTGATGCTTATAAAGCACGCAAGGAAGCAAACATTGCTAAATCTAAGCAAGACGAAGCTAACGCTGAAGCTGCTAAGGCAGCTAAGGCCAGAGACAGACATACAAAGACTGTCAACCTCGTTGAAGCTGTAAACAGCGACTATATTAGTGTTCTACAATTTGATTCAGTTGCAGGACTAGATGAAATTGGTAAACACACAATTGTTGAAGACCTAGGTGATCTAGAAATTCTAGGTACATTCATGGGTAAGTATACAGATAAGTATATTACTGTACAACTACCAGTTGCATGTAGAAATTTTGATGATCCTAAAGCATTCTTAGATGCTGTTAAGTCTATGGATAGAACTTTACTAAGAGCAGTAGGTGCAATTCAAGAGACTACAAAGACTGAGAAAGGATATGATGTTAAATCACTTTTCTCTGTTATGCAAAGCTTATATAAGTTTGATGCAGCATCACAAGCAAATGATGACGATTTCACAATTATGTGGAATAAGTTCTTCTCAGATCTAGATGTTACTACAGTATATGATATGTTAGATCTTGATCGTATTATCAAGTTCGCTATCAAAGCCACTGATAAGTTTATGAAAGCTTTAGGTGTAATGGGCGATAACCCAACATTCTTCGCTACTGATGATACCGTTATTGCAGTATCTGTCCATGCAGTAGGTAAGTTCTTCTCTACATTACGTAAGGAATATATGGGTGCTTTTAGAAATGTAGCGTATATGCTATATTCTATGGGTGCTAATACAGTATATAATCCAAACGAAGAGAAGGATAATAAGAATGAGTAATCTAGATTATTGTAAAATAGCTTGGAAACAATATGTTTTCAAGAAAGAATGTTATTCAGAAGAGGCTTTGAACAACTACTTTCAAAAGCGTTGTAGAGAAGTCAATAAACCGAATGATGCTTATAGACGTGTAATATTAAGTCGTGAAATATTCGACATGTTGTGTAAAGGTGCTATTCAGAATCTAAATGATTCTGAATACCCTCTAGCGCTTAAAACAATTAATAAGTTTCTTGTTGGGCAAGGTGGTCAGATTGCGATGACTACTGTCCAAGAAGGACATGAGACTTATTACGAGGATATCCCCTTTGATGAGGATATCGCTAGACACGTGCGTGAAACCTTTTATGGTTTATTAGATAGGGGTTATAGAGTGCATGAGTTAGTGTATAACTCAGCATCAAAGCTCTTTAACCGTATAGTTCGAAAAGCCACATCAGGATCATCCATCTGGGCCGGAAAGCGTAACGAGCTTGGATGTGTGTCTAAAGCGTTTAGGTTAGCATTTAAATATCCTTGGAATTGGGATTTGATATTAGGAGAGGCTAGACGTAAAGACGGTAAAGTCCGTAACGTATACAATTCTCCACTTTCAAACATGGTCAGAGAAGCGAGAGCCTTTCAGGAGGTTTTCCACATGTGGCAAAATCTTGCTGTAGACTATCACTACTCAAATAAATATCTAGCGCAAATGATAATTACTTTACATGGTGTCGCATCTTATTGCGGCGACTATGAGGCCATGGATAAGCATTTCACAGTTAAGGCAGTCCACTTAGCAGCGGATATGTTATGTGACATATTCCATGCTAAACCTTATGAACGAGAATACATGCATAGAACAGTAACTGAATTCATGGAAGCTGATGTTCTTGTAGGTGATTCTGTTTATGTGGGCTTACATAACTTCTTGTCAGGCTTATTCCCAACCCATACATTGGAGTGTGTTTTGAATTACGCAGATCTTGCGACCGTTGCAGTTGATCTTGGATATGAGGTCGTTACTGAATTCGGTCAAAAGTTAAAACCACATCAAGTATTCATTGGTGTAAACGGAGATGACTCTTATGTTATTTTCGGACCAGGTGTAACTCAAGCCGATCTAGACGCCTTTGGTTATTACCATGCGTATATTTCCAAAGGTCTTGGTCAAGTTCTAGAACTTTCGAAGTGTGAGACAAGTTTTACAGAGTTTAACTTCTGTAAGAATACTTTCGCACTTAGAAACGATGTTCCTCACTTTAAAAGAAGTGTTGCATTAGATGGCTCTGAATACCCATTACCAAAGTACCCATTAATCAAAGCATTACATCAACTATGGGAACCTGAAAACTTGCCGGATGATGACTGGTCACCTGTCCTTGTGGCAGCGTGGGCTTGCTCCATCCTTGATGATTCAC